ATATTTGGACCTATTGGACAACTCTATATCAATCCACAATTAATAACAGAAGATGGAATAATAATCACAACAGAAGATAATCAGATTCTTCTAGTGGGGTAAAAGATGGCAACAATTAAAATATCAAACTTAAATCAAATCGAACCTTTAAATCCTAACACAGGAAATGTAGCGTTTGTGGCTACAGACATACAATCTGGTGTGTCTGGCAAAATAACGGCAACCACATTGGCTGCAGGTTTATTTGCAAACAATGTATTGAATGTGGGCAATACACAGATTAGTTTTCCTAATGTTGTTGCACAGTTTGCCAAAGAAGGTGAATCGTATATTCAGGTCAACCTGTTGAACACCGATGCTGGTGGTTCTGCTGATTATGTGGTCACCGCAGAATCAGGTACAGATATTGAATATTTCATCGACATGGGATATGCGAACAAAGATTTTGTTCCGGGTTCAGAATACAATAGTTTAGGTGACTCCATACACCCTTTAGATGGTTATTTGTATGTTCAAGGAAATTCATCAGCAATTAATGTTGGTGGTAATCTTGTAATTGGCACAACAACCACACACTCTCATGTAAAATTGATTGCTGGTGGCGGCACAAACGAAAATGTTGTTGCAGAAATTACCGAAACACAATTTGGTTTGAATAGAACTATTGTTTTTGGTGACGGAACCACACAAAACACATCTTTTGGTGGTGCAGCAGTTGCAGCCAATACACCAAGTCATGTTGCCAACTCGGCTGCAAGTTATGCAAATTCAGCCTTTATTGCAGCAAATGGAATAAGTTCAGTTGCAAACTCAGCTTCTTTGTATGCTAACGGCGCATTTACAAAAGCAAACGCCGCATTTAATACTGCAAACACACCAAGTCATGTGGCCAACTCAGCTTCTTTGTATGCTAACGGTGCATTTACCAAGGCAAACAATGCACTTGCAAATACAACAGGAACATTTGACGGTGATTTGACAGTTACAGGAAATATTGTTTCTAAGTATGCATTAACAGTAAACCACCCATCTATGCCAGGCAATTCACAATATATTATTGTGACAGGTACAGCAACAGGTGCCATTGGTGCACCAACAAATCCAGGTTATACCTTCCATTCTGCTGTCGATACAGGCAACCGTGTTGTTGCTGAAGCATATAGCAATACTGCATCCGATTATGCATCATTCATTGGACGCCGTGCAAGAGGTACAGCTGCAAATCCATTGGCAATACAATCAGGAGATACAATTGTTAGATTTGGTGGCAATGGATATGGAAACACCAAATTTAGTCAGTTCTCTGATGCAAGAATTGAATTTGTTGCAACAGAAAATCATACAGATACTGCTAAAGGAACAAAGATTCGTTTCATGAACACTCAGGACGGATCGAATACTGCAACAGAAATTGCAACATTCAACGCAAATACAGTAACATTTACTGGTTCAGTTACTCCACAAAAAGGTTTTGTTTACACACCAAGAGTTTTATCTGGTGCTCAAACAGCAATCACAATTGATTTTACAACAGATTCTATTATTCGTGCAACATTTAGTAGCACTTTAACAGTAACTTTATCAAATTATATTGCTGGTAAAATTGTAGATTTGTGGGTAACCAATACTGCTGGCAATGGACAAACAGTTAATTTTGGTTCACTAGCCAACAATACAACAACCGGTGCAACTTCACTATCTATTGCATCTGGCCGTAGTGCAAAGATACAATATTTCAGTATTGATGGTGATCAAGCCAACACATTCGTTGCAGTTACATACGCTTAATAAATAACACATTATGGCAAATAAAAACATACTCACAACGGCAGCAAAGACATTAATGGTAGAACAGGTGTATTTTTCACCTGTTGCTGTTGTTCCTCCATCAAACACATCGACCGAAACAATATATGCGTTTCTGTCTAAAATTGAATCTTGGAACAACGATGAAGATATTCCAGCACCAACATCAGACCCAAAATATGTTAAACAGGTCTTTAAAAATATGTTTGTGGCCAAAAGAGTTAAATCTTCAGACATTTCTCCTGTAATTTACAGAGTAGATTGGCAACCAAACCAAATATATGACTATTATCGTGATGATGTGGACATGTCAGCCGTTGATGATAATGGAAATCTGTTGTATACTTACTATGTTAAGAACCGATATGATCAGGTTTTTAAATGCTTGTGGAATAACAATGACAATTCATCCTCAGTAGAACCCTATTTTGAACCAGGTTCTTATAACACAAACAATATATTTCAGAGTGGTGATGGTTATAAGTGGAAATATATTTACACAATAGACTTGGGTTTAAAAGTTAAATTCATGGATGACACATGGATTCCAATTCCAGTTGGTGCAAATACTCCAAATCCATTGCAAACAACCGCAGGTGCCGGTAGTATTGATGTTATTAATGTGACAGATACTGGTTCTGGATATGATCCTGCAAATGCATTGGTGTCTATTGTAATTACAGGTGACGGAACTGGCGCTTCAGCGTCAGCAAATGTGGTCAACGGACAAGTGGTGGATGTTATTGTAACATCACCAGGATCAAATTATACCTATGCAAATGTATCGGTGTCATCCGCATTGGGTTCAAATGCAACATTGATTGCACCGGTTTCTCCTGTTGGCGGCCATGGTTTTGATCCTATTTCTGAACTCGGTTCTCGTCATGTCATGATTACTTCCGAGTTTAGTAATTCTGAGGGTGGTGTATTGCCAACTGATATTGATTTTCACCAAATTGGACTGTTGGTTAATCCAACCACGATGAGCAACTTCCCCGATCCAGCAAACGCTGAAATTTATAGAACAACTACTGATGTGGTTGTAGCACCCGGTTTTGGTTCATATACACCGGATGAATATGTATTCCAAGGAAATAGTTTGGAAGAAGCCACATTTATTGGCAGAGTTTTATCATTTAACACTTCAACCAATGTATTATACTTGATAAATACTACAGGTACCATATCAACAAACTCTCCAATATTTGGAGATACATCAAAAACAACAAGAACATTGTTAACTTACACATCTTCAAACTTTGCACCTTATTCAGGATACATGATAATGATTGAAAATAGATCCGCTGTGCAGAGAAGTTCCGATGGTATAGAACAATTTAGATTTGTATTGGGTTACTAAAGGAATAAAATGGCGCTGAATTTTAACGTTGATCCATACTACGATGATTTTGACCAAACAAAAAACTTTCATCGTATACTTTTCAAACCAGGTAAAGCTGTTCAAGCCAGAGAACTGACACAAGCTCAAACCATCCTACAGGATCAAATCACAAAGTTTGCAGACAACATCTTCAAACAGAATTCTCCTGTAACAGGCGGTCAAGTAACTACCAATTTCGATTGTTACTATATCAAACTTCAACCATCATATAACAATGCTTCTATTGATGTAGCACAGTTTGATGGTCTGTTGTTAACCAATGCAACGGGCTCAGTTATGGCTCGTGTTATTGCCGTGGCTGCTGCAACAGGTACGGTTGGTGAAGGTGATCCTCCAACATTAGTTGTAACATACAAAACAGGTTCACACTTCCAAGACAACGATATCATCTATGATGTGAATTCAAACTTGGCTGCACAGGCAATCGTATCAGGTTCAACAGGTCTTTCTTCTACTGCATCTATTTCTCAAGGTGTTTTCTACATACTTGGTAATTTTGTTCAGATTCAACCATCAACGACCATTTTGGACAAGTATGATAATAGTCCTAGTCGCCGTGTTGGTCTAACAATCACAGAAACAATTTACGATTACATCAATGATCCTTCTCTATTGGATCCTGCTGTTGGTGCATCCAACTATCAGGCACCAGGTGCAGATCGTTATGTTATCTCTTTGGCTCTAGATAGCCGTCCAATTCAATTGGGTGATGATCAAAACTTCGTTGAATTACTCCGTGTAACTGATGGACAAGTTTCTCCTTTGGTTACTGATTCTGTATACAATGTTATTGATGACTATTTTGCAAAGCGTGACTATGAAACCAATGGTGATTATGTTGTTACCGATTTCAAGTTGACACCAAGAACAAA